GTTTCTATCTTAGGTTCGTAGGATTTGGCAAATTTGTACGTATCACGCAATTCTGACGCAATCTTCTGTAAACCCTCTAAATCGGTACATTCTACCCCCTGCTCGAATATTTCGTGAATATACGAACCAAATTGGAGAGCGTCCATATTTCCCTTATCCGTCTCCTCCAGGTAATCTACGTACTTATACCGATATTTCAGCCTACATTGCCTCCATAGATCCCTTTTTGAATTACTAATCTGGTTACAGAACATTACAGATCCTCTATGAAACCTACCACTATCGGACTGTAAACTTCTATGTCTATTGATTGGAAGAAATTAAGCACTTGCTCTCTTGAATAGTTACATTTTACCGTTAAGAAGGTATATAGAGTACTTAGTTTTAAACATCTTCTATCAGAGAGACACTTAATTAATCTAGTTTGAAAGAGCTTTATAAACTTAGTACTGTATTTATCTTTCCATCTATTAATAAATTCATTACTTAAAGTAAAATCTAGTAATTCTGTAAATTCAAATAATAATTGATTAATATCTTCATTGTCTTGTGTGTATACCATACATAAACCTTTATTTTACTATATACTAGGGAGGGAGTCTGAGAATGTCAACTGCATTTACCAAGAATTTTGAAAAAGTAGTGGATAGTTTAGCTACAGATCTAAATGTTAAGGGTACGGAGAGAGAGACTAACTCTAGATTTAGTGAGGTCCCAGTGTCCGCTGCGTATCTTCATCCTGGGGATATACTATTTTTCAAATATAATTCTGAAGTTTATGGAGAGGGTGAGCATATTACGATGCTTATCTCGAACAAACGAAGTGACACAGGTATTTACTTAGGAAGGAAGAAGGCTAGTTATAGCTCTGTTATAGGAAGAAAGAAACATACTCGACATTACAATATACATAGAAAGTATATGGCAGCAGTTAAGCTAAATAATATATGGTCTGAAACCGCAGCTTTAATAAAGGCAGTATATATTAGTAAGAATTTAAAATATGTAAAAAAGCCTTTAAATTCTAAGGTTATAGGCCCCCAACCGTGGATAGCGTTAGTAGGTCGAAAGAATTATAGGTCTTACATAGTTAATAATATGACAAATGTAAATAAGTTGAATAATCCGAAGGAGATAAGTGTAGAATAATGTCAGATTTATATAGAGTATCTGAACTCCTTGAGGAGCTTAATGGTAGTTTTGGAAACTTACAAGAGTCTAGCGATGCTGTTGCTAGAAATATACTAGAGTTAGCTAGGCAGATGGGCGAGGGCCGTGAAAGTAGTGATCAGCAAGGGAGAGATACGGCTGGGATGTTCTTTAATCCTATTAAAACCGCAGTTATTACTGGTTTTAGAAGACTAGCTGATGCTGTGAAAGTTCTAGAAGATTTAGAAACTAGATCTTTAACTACTGGATTAGATCAGTCACAACTATTAACAGATTTAAAAGAGTCACAAAAGGCTATTGAAGCGGCAAATAAAGACGCTGATAAAATGCTTACCACGAACTTTGCTGGGTTAGAGAAAGCAACTATGTCCGTGGTAGCAGGAGGGCAAGTAGGTCTCAATCTAACTCAAAAAAGTATTGAGAATGGTTTAGAAAGCAATTTAGTATTAAGAAACCAGTTAGCTTTACTAGAGGAGCAGGGAGGGCAAGGGAAAGCCGCACTGGGGTATTTCCAGGATTTAATTCGAAGAGGGTATAGTCCTCAGCAAGCTAGAATGTCTATGGAGAAGTTTACCGATATAGCTACATTCTCCATGCAATCAGCGGAGTCGGCCAAAAAGGTAGCCGATCAGTTGCGGCAAACGGAAGCAGTTAGAGCGGTTCTCGGTGGCGCGGGTGGCCGACAGACTGCGGAAAATCTCATGCAGATAGCTCCTGACGTAGGGGACAGGCAAGCAATCGGTAAGTTTATGGCTGGGGTGATAATGCCTACATCTGAGGAGCAGATAATGGTCGCTGCTGCTCTAGGTAATGAGAGAACAAACTTCCTGAAAGAGTTTGAAGCAGCAACAGATCCTCAGCAGGCGCAGAGAATGTTTCAAGATTTTGCTAGTTTATACCGAGAAACTGCTGTAGCGTTTACAGGATTAGAAGGAGCTTTTGAAGGCCCTGATGGTTTCATTCCTGGTATAGCGATGGCAGGCTCTAAAACAATCAATGAACTAATGCAGCTTGCTACCCAGATACAAGAAATTGAGGGAATGATAACGCAGCAGACAGAGATTGATGAGATATTTACTGATCGGAAGCGGGCTATGAGTGATGTATTAGACTTCCTTGGAGGGACGTTCAGATTTGCTGAACAGCAGATGAAAGATACTGCTTTCAACTCATCCAGGAACTTACAAATATTCCGCATGATAACGGCTGACATTGCAGAGGCTGGAACGGTAACAGTTGAGAGGATTCTTAGTAATATTCCCAGTGAGGTCACAGGGGACCGAGAAGAAATAAACTTCTTTACTGATAATACTATAAGACTTCTTGACCTCATTGCCGAAAAATCAGAGCCGATAATGAATCTGTTTGAAGCCTTAGGAGAGGCTTCAGATCCTGTTATAAATCTATTTAAAAGCTTAGGGGAGGCTGGGACTGCTGGGACAATCCCCATCGAGGATGCCGCCGCAGAGAGGATGGGAAGAGGAACAGGAGCAGGAGCAGGTGAGGTCGCACCAGGCCAGGTGCAGTTAGGGGATTAATTATGGCTATAGTAAGAAGAGTAGATTCCCATTTGGGAGATGAGAACTGGAGAGGTAAGCTTGTTTTACGTTACCCAAGTAGAGAGGGCCAGCACTTTAAAGTAATTCCCTTTTTTGAAAACCCAGAGATTTCAGAATCTCAAAATCCTAGATATGCTAACTATGCTGTTGTGGCAAGATCCTCTAATTTATTTGGCTATTTAGGAGCCGATTCTAGAAAGATTAATTTATCTTTTAAACTCACTCTTCCAAATATCGTAGCTGTAGGGGGTAAATTTGATTATGTTTTTACAACACCTCCTACTAAGCTACAAAAACAAGCGGAAATAATGGATACTGCTGAATATAGGCAGGAGCTTACTGATCAATTAGGAGATTCAGCTATGGCTGATAGTATAATAGATAAAGCTGTCGCTGAGTCTGAGTTTGCTTTAAAAAGATCTAAAGGAGCGGCTCAAGAGTATGAAGAGAAGTATTTTGAAATTTTAGATGATGAAGAAAAAAATATACTTAGATATTTAAGATGGTCAAGCCCTATGTACCACTCTGACAATAATAAAGATTCGATTACTGCTGGTTATCAAAGGGTAGCGTTAAATGCAATAGGTAGTTTTGTAGCAGCTATACGATCTACTGTAATAAATAATGCTGCTGATACTCAATATGGCCCTCCTATGGTTAGACTACATTTTGGGATGCTTTATAATGATGTTCCTTGCGTTTGTAAGGGTTATAATATAAAAGTTAATCAGAAAGCAGGTTATGATAAAACCACTTTACTGCCTAGAGTTCTTGATGTAACTATGAAACTAGAAGAGGCTAGAAATCTTGCGGATAATACAACAAAATACAGAAAAAGCACTCAAGATAATTTAGTAGGGTACGAAGTTATATTAGGAACTAACAGAGAGCCAGGAGCGAATATGGATCCTGGTTATTATAAAAAGTGGTCTGATTTTGGATCTACGGGGAGATAATAGTTATGGATAATTATATATCTAGATATGATTTTGGTTCAACTAAGATAATGCATAAAGGTAAAGAAATTGTTACTTCTATAAACACTAATTTTTTTGATAATTTTCAAGAAGTTGTAGAGGGTGATTCTTTTGGAGTAGGTACGGTAAAACAGTACATTCAACACAGACCAGACTCGATATCTGATATTTTCTATGATAATCCAGCGTACTGGTGGTATTTATTACTGTATAATAATATGAGTGATCCTTTTAATGATTTAAATGCTTCTGATCCTGTTTTAATTCCTGCACTCAATGACTTTTTACGAAGATAGTAAACCTGCTGCTAATGTAGTCATAGCAAAGACCGAAGAGGCTATAGCAGCTTTTTTAAGGGGAGATGACCCTCATAGAGGAGGTCTGTCCGTAACAGACCCAGAAGATGAATCTACGTTTGTATTAAGCACCTCCAATGGTACTTTAATATCTTTAGAAGATAGTTCAGCCCAATATGGTAGTAAATTAATACTAAAATTTGTAGATTCTGCTGGACAAACTATACAAAAGTTATTTGGTTTAAGTTTAACAGAAGCTATTAAAAGATCAAGATTTGGAGATACTACTGGATATTTTTTAATATCCTATGGGATGGGTATAGGGAAAGAAAACTGGTCGCCTCCTATGTGGTATCAGATGCACCAGGCAAAGTACGCTACTAACGCAGATGGTTTAGATTTAACAATCTTGGAGCTTATTCCTAAACCTATGGGAGCAGTTGGAGGTTTACCTGCCCCAGCCTTAGCAGATATGATTTATAAAAGTGCATTTACTTCTAATCTTCAAGTTCCTATAGGGGAGTTTGATGATAAGGGTAATTATATGCCTAACTCTCAAGAGTACCATCAAACCGTAAGCTTAATTACCAAATTTGCTGAACAGTTATACGGGCTCCCTTGTGTTTTTGTAGAGTCTCCACCTCCGAGTGTAGGAGGGGGTGGAAAACCTTTAAAGATTATCTTGCATGAGTATTTTAGTAGAAATTATAGTGAGATGTTTGTTCAATCTACTGCTCCTACTAAACCCCCTCAACCTAAAGTAGTTCCTACCATGCTGAAAAATATAAATACTTTGTGGGGAACCCCTAAGATTTTTGGAACAGAAGGATCAATTGTAACAAAACCGTTTAATCCTGAAAAATTGAAGGTTTTTAATAATTTAGGAATAGACCTACTTTTAGTCGGACCAGGACCGTACTCAGGGGGATCCGCGAAGGATCTTAAGGTTTGTATGGATATATCTACTGAATATAGAACCTTACAGAGTGTTGCAAACCCGTCTGAGTATTTGTGGAAGTTTTTAAAGAATTTCTTTGATGCACTAAAACCTGTTAGCATTTCGACCGCAATAGGATCGAAAGGCGCTGTTTATGAGGCGGAAAAACCCTTAATGATTAATAATATAAGGGAATTACGTATATTAAAAGATGAGGGTATGATAGCAAATACGGATCTCCCTGTCGTAGTATTTGGTAGTAAATACATGGTAGCAGCCGTAAAACAATTACTGAAGCGCCCCCTCGCAAAAAAAACGGACCCTAATGTTATTCGTCAACCGACTCCTGGCCGAAGCCGTGTTGTCCCTAAAACATTTAGGGTAGCCAGTAATCATAACTTATTAAAATTTAGAGCCCTTACCCCACTTCCCATTGTTAGTGTCTTTAGAAATACTCACTATTTTCAAGGCTCTAACGAGGAGGGCGGGACTCTAACAGAGGATCAGTATAAAGAATACATAGCAGGTTATTTAAAAGAGCAGCTTGAAATGTATAATACGGGAAAGGCCGATCTTTTAAGTTTTTATAATTACGATGATGCAGCTAAAGAGTTATATGAGGCACTAACCAACCCAGATGCTAGTTCTTTAGGGGATATGTATTTAGCAACAGGATCTAATACTTCTGATTTAGCTGAATTCTTACACTTTTATTATAACTATGCTATGTTAGGTAACGTAGAAGCCGAGGTTGAAGTTCTTCCTTCCTTTAACTTAACTAGATCTAATATATTGGATAATGTAGATGTTACTATTTTAAAAAATCCTTCTAGTTATTCTCATATAATAGATAATGTCACTAACTCGTATTATTCTGGCACTTATAGACTTATAGGTTATAAGCATACAATTACTAATAATAGTGCAAAAACTAGCTTACGATTAGTTAAGCTAACCTTAGGAACCTCTACCGCAGGAAAGCCCACAAAATAATGAGAACTCAGATAGCAATAGTAAGTAATACAAGCTTAAACATGTATCAAGGGTATTTTCAAGCCGTATTGAAGGATACCAATGTAGAGGTCCCCGTGGTTATGACGAGCCCCATAGCATCTCATCCTGTAAGCTCTAGATATTACAGGTATTCTGGGCTATATGGGATGCCTACTCAAGGATCTGAGATTATCATTAAAAGGGTTGATGGTTCAAAATTCTGGTATTTTGATTCTGTAGTGGCTATTCCTACAAAAATTGTGGAAAAGGACACCGCTTTAGGGGAAGAAGAGGATAAACCTTACGAACAAGGATCTCAATTGTGGCTAGGGGATTCTATGAATGATTATAGACTTGAGCCTTTCTCACAAGTTCAAGGTATGATTAGCGCAGAAGGCAATAAGCTTGAGTTAAGTGATTCCCACAACAAAAACGAGAGGGAGATTTTTGCGAGGTTAAAGGATAAGATTGGCAATAATTTAGGTTTATTTGCTTCTCAAGGTTTTGCATCGTTTAAAAATGAAAAAAGAGACGGAATCACTATTACAAGTGAAGATACTCAGAGTGCTTATGGAGGAAGACGTATTAGAACTGTAGCGGACGGCAGTATTACTACCACAACCAAAAAAGGAAGAATGAGATTTTCTGTAGGATCGGGCGGTACAACCTTTGATATAGAAAATACTGCTATTCCAGGGTTTAATGGAGCAGATATTCCTACAGATAATGATACAGGCTCTGTTAATATATCTACTCAATTTAATGATGTAACGATTAAAGGCTTTTCTCCAACTTCTAGAGTGTTTATTGATGCGACTGAACTTAATGGGGCAGTTTGTATAAAGGCTGGTTTAGGCGGTGTTGAGGTATATACAGATGGAGATATTAATATGGCGTGTGGTGGCAACTTTAATGTTAGGGCACAAGGAGTGATAAACTTAAAAGGCACTCAGGTTCAGTTAAATCCTGATTACGAGTTGCCTAAAGTTACCAAGGAGCAATTTACAAAAGATAATTCTGAGTTAGCGGAAGATTTACTAGCATGACGAAATTTAATCCAAATGTTTTTAGTGACCCAATAGGAGGAGGTTTAGATATGGCCTTCGGTTTTCCGAAGTGCCTAACCGATCTTACTAAAGATTTGCTATCGTTACTTCCAGGAGATATTTTGGGGGGTATGGCCGCAGGTTTAGCGGAAGGTAGAGCTAATGCCCAGAACCACATGGGCGATGTTTTCGAAAAGATTCACGAAACCTTAGGTATTCTAGAGTATGATTCTGCCACAGGCAAGCTTTCTATATTTGGAGACGGTGGCCCAGGGGGAGCAATGAGTGATTTTGCAAACACTGTAGGCCAAATCGCAGGATACGCTGGAGCTATTTATCAAGCTGGTCAAGATGTGTATGATGAATTTGTTGCTATAAAGAATTGTTTGGCTGATTACGCGGACTATTTAGATAAAGGCGATATTAAAGTAGATAGTAATTCTAATCTTTCTTCTGAGGAGCAAATCGCACGAACTAAAGGTCAGTTTTTAATTCAAAAAGCGCAAGTAGAGGCAGCAGCGGCTTATATTGATAAGGTTAATGGAGTTATTAACAATATTGGCGAGATTTTACTTGAAAGAGATGAAAATCCTAACCTGATTCCTATTTTTGGAGATGATCCTTCAACGTCTGCGCTTGATCCTGTATTTCGTCTCTCTTACGGACCTCCTAAAGCTAAGAAAGGTCAGTACCTTCTTTCAGTTGATGGTTTATATTACGATTCTCAAGATAGAACTTATGCTGATGGGTCTCCTGTTCCGACAAAGGAAGACCTTCAGTTTATTCCAGCCAAAGATAAGTGGAAATTGGATCATTCACCCAACTTAGGTGGTCGAGGAACTTCTTACTCTATAAAAGACTTAGATAATTATGTAAATACTATTTTTGATGTTAATAGCATAGACGAATCATCAACTTTGAAAGAGTATTACGAAGATGATCACTTCCTACAAGTCCTAGAGACGCAAAGAAATGAGGTAGTGAACAGTATTACTAAGAATTTAGATAAAGTAGCTGAGTCTGGGTATAGCCCTGATTCCGCTTTGTACGTTAATTACGTCGAGCAGATAAAATCGGAGAACGCAGCCTTTCAAGGTAAGATTAATAAAAGAAAAAAGCAAATAGAAGTTGCAGTAAAAGCTCCTGATTTGTTTGGTTATGATATCCATTTTCAAAAAGGAAAGATTCCTATAAACGACTTCTCTTATTTAAGCTCTGTAAATCTTAGTGTAGAGCTTGGCAAGCAAAAGAATTTAGTATTTGATCATGGCGAAGTTAGTGGTATAATTCTACCTATCATTCCAAAGTTTGTACACCAACAAGGCATGGCTAATAAGATAGTACTGACACCTCTTGAGGTTCCCGATACGGGCGTAGGCAGCATGGCAACAGGTCAGCAGCTAGAGGGCCAACCCATCCTCTCCCTCACCACAGGGATCACTACACGCGGCCTGAAGGTCATCTACTCCTTCGCAACTGGTGAAGTGCAGAGCCCTGCATCTGAAAACTTTAAATCTTTAAATTGCGGAGTAGAAGGGGATGAAGACAAAGCCCAACTCGTATCCACTAACCCTAACTTATTATTCCAAAAGGGTCTAGGTCTTCCTTATCTGAATGGAGTGGTAGGTCTTAAAAAGAAGAACGCTAATTACACATTCCTCTCAGAAACTTGGAATACTTATCCCTTTGAAGTTATTGATTCTGGCAACTACGCAAAGCTTCCAGACTCCATTACCTTTCAAGATCTTTTATACTCTAATCAAGGGGCTACTATAGATTTATGGACTTACATTCCTGGTTTATTTGAAGATCAGAGTCCCTCATCCTTCATGTATCACCCATTTAATACCAGTGCTTTTGATTTTACTTTAAGCTCTGACTCTGGGAAATGGGTAGATTCTCATTATTACAGAGTTCTTTTAGGGTGTGAGAACACAGGGGGTACTAATTTAAACATAGACCAGTCTGATGTTGTTGCGGATAGATCTTCCAATAATGTTAGAGGTATGTTGATGGGTTTTAGTAGAGACCCTAGAATGTATTATGAACAAGGGTTAGTGAACCCAGGCTCTACAGATCTTAATCCTAGAGAAAACTTCGGAGGCTACATCACTAGCGTTAGTGCTACCTTAGGAACTGGCACGGGCACCGATCAGTGTGCAGCCAGCGCAAACAGACAAACGGGGGTTTGGACTATAAGCTCAACTAATGATACTCCTGGAGCCTGGGTAACCACAGAGGCTGCATACCAGGCCAGCGGAACTTGGTCTACCCAAACCCTTAGTGGCATTACTGGAGCTATTAGTTACACTGTAACTGATTCAGGAGATAAGTACACATCTTCAGCTAATGATCTTTGCGCTGTTCTGTACTTGTCTGGGGATACCGCTACTGATAGTTTCTATTACGAACCGTCTTCTGTTAGTGCTAACATTAGCGTTGCTCCTTATAACAATATCTTTAAACCAGGAACTCAATCATCTGTATTTTTTATCGCCCCTACTCAATCTTACAACACTTCCTCAGTAGGATTCGTGAAGGATGGAAATTGCCGAACTGATTCAACTGATATTCTTAAGTTTGTAGTTTCTTCTAAGAAACAAGTTGGTAAAGTTAACTTTTCAGACATAACATCTCAGTTCGTAAATCTTCAAATAGTATTCGATGTACAGAATGATTCCTTAAAAATGTATGTTAATGCTGTGTTATTTAAAGAGGCTTCTATATCTTCAGTATTTGGAGTACCTGTAGGAAAGGCTCCTCAGGTCCCTTCCTTTATAGTGCCTAAAACTTTAACTACTAGCAGTTTCTATTACGATAAGAGTACAGTAACTCAAGGGGCTGATTGTACGTTGTTCGACACAGGCCCTAAAACTTATCCCCAATTTACTCCTTGGATTGTAGGAGGAGGCTGGACTGATGGTAGACCTGTAAGCTTGTCAACTTCTTCAGGAGGTTTCTTAGATACAGGTGCTGGCCTAATTAGTTCGTATAATGGATATATTGGAAGTTTAAAATTTTACAATAAAGCTCTAGATATAGAGGAGCTAAAAACTAATTATGTATCTCAAAAGCTTTTCTTCGATAGTTTAGATTTATAAAATGGCACTATACGGAAAAACTTCAACAAAGCAGGCTAAATATGAGGCCATCTCAGCCCCTTTTCAACAGCTTAGGGGTTTAAAGTGGAATTATCTGCCTAAACACCTTTCTAATCCGTATATGAACTCCTCTACGGGTAGAGATTTAATAATGTCACAGGTAAATCAACTACTTTTGACCGCTAAAGGGGAAAGGGTGATGCTCCCAGACTTCGGAACATCTATTAAAAACTTACTTTTCGAGCCTTTGAGTAGCGATTTGGTTGCTTTAGCAGCCGAAGAGGTACAATCTGCTATAGATAAGTACATACCTTCTATTAATTTGTTAAAACTTAGTATATCTAAAAATGAAAACATGTACGGTTTCGGACTTCCTGGGCTACAAGTTTATCTTTTAGTATCTTTGAAGGCTTCTTCTGAAGTATTGAATATAAAGGTTAAGATATGAGTGATCCATACGCAAGCAGGACGGTGCCTTTCACTAATGTAGCTTCTGATTATCAGAAACTTGCTGCTATCCCAGATTCGTTAAAAGAAAATTATATTGATTATGCTTCTAGTGATTTTATTACTTTAAGAAATGCTTTATTAGCCTATATGGAATCGGTATACCCTACTGATTACAATAATTTTGCTGAGTCAGATTTAGGCATGATGCTTGTTGAGTTAATTGCTTACATGGGATCGGTGATGTCGTTAAAATCGGATATGTTAGCTAATGAAAACTTCCTTTCAACCTCCAAGAATATCAATAGCGTTAGAAAACTGTTTGATCTTGTTGGCATTTCTTTAAAAGGACCGACATCAGCGCAAGCCGCCGTAGATATATCTGTAGATAATATAACTTCATTAGATAATACGTTAGTTTTATCTCCTTCTGAGAGGGTAGTAAGTGTTATAGCACCTCAAGACGGGGAAGCTTTGACCTATACAGTATACAGAGTTGAAGATGGTAAGGTGGATAATATAAATAATACTGCTAGTGTTTCATTTACCTCCTCCGTTGATAGTTCTTCCACTGGAACTTATAGTGACGCAGTATTACTTGAAGGAGCTTTTGGTGTGCAATCAGGAACCTTCTCTGATATTGGTATATTTAAAGAAATATCTTTAGATGACAAGCCCGTTATTCAGAATAGCGTAGAGGTATTAGTAACTTCTACTAATACCTCTGCGAATGGTGTATATAGGCAAGTAGATAATATTTTTCAAGCTTCTTCATTGGAGGATAGAGTCTTCCAGGTGGTGTACTCGGATGATTATTCAGCCAGGATTATTTTCGGGGATGGTAGCAATGGCATAGCCCCTCCTCCGCAATCCCAATATACTGTAACTTATAGAGTAGGAGGAGGCACTAGAGGTAATACTCCTAATTCTTATGTTAATGCTGTAGGTACAGGGACGTATGGAGCCGCTTCTACAGGGATTAGATTCTCTCAAACCACTCTAGCCACAGGAGGGGCAGATGCAGAAAGTATAGACCACGCTAAAAGGTACGGACCTCTTTACTTTAGGACTCAAGATAGGATAGTTTCTTTAGATGATTATATTGCCTTTGCTAACTCCTTTACCTCCCCTGTAGGCACTACAGGAAAAGCTACTGCGGTAACCAGAAAAGCTTACTCGTCTGCTAATATTATTGATTTATATCTTTTAGAAAAGGCTTCTAATAATCAGTATCAAAAAGCATCTTTAAGTTTTAAAGATGCTTTATTAACTCAATTAGAGTCTAAGAAGATGTTAACCGATGAGGTTGTTCTTGTAGATGGTTTAATTAGAACTTTGGATTTAATAGTAAGTATTAATATAAGTAAGAGGTTTGAAGGGACTGAGGGAGTTATAACGTCAAGAGTCTCAGATAGAGTTTTAAAGTACTTTATGAACGATAACTGGAACTTTGGTGATCCTTTAGTAGTAGCGGACCTTAATCGGGAGATTTTTGAGACAGACGATGTGTTATTTTCTTCTATAGACAATTTAGACGGTACAATACATGTAGAGTTTAATGAAATTATACAGCTAAACAACATAGATATCAGTGTTAACTTAATATAATGGTACAGAAGTATTTTAAAAGATCATATGAAGATGCTCTTAAGTATGTAATACCTGAAGTTTACTTCAATAATGAACTAGAAACTAGCGGGACCGCCGTAAGGCTAGACGACAGCGTAGTTAATAGTATTATTAACTTTTGTGTCAATCAACCCTCACTTTTAAATATTTCAGCAGTAGGGACTTTATCTTCTATAAACTCGATCTCTGGTATTGCGGAGTGGTTTATTCCTCAACATAAGCATTCTTTTGAGATAACTCCTTTAGAGGTGGAAGTAAAGATTCTCCATAAGTTAAATCTTTGCACTGGAAAGCTAGTAGGTAATTCTTGTACTTACTCTAGGGATGCGTCTGGTGTCGATAGGCTTGACCTGTCAGGAACTATTCAAAATAAACTTTTTGATTTATTTAGTGATTATCTACTGCCTAAAATACCTTTAAATTCTAGTGCTTTGGCTGACCTTACTTCTAGCGCCTTCGCCAAAACTGCCTCTGGAACTCATGAGTACCTTGCCAGAAACTTAGGGTGGTTATACTTCCTAAACACTTCTGGATCTTCTTATAACCCTTCATCTTATGTAGCCAGTGCTTTAACCGATATGTACGCCTCTTCCCTGACTTATAAAGTTAATGACGGGGTTAAGGGTACATTTGATTATATTTGGAGAAACTGGGATACAGCCTCTGCGGTGAGTACTAATTTACTACCAACCAACTTTTATTCAGGTACAGGGCAGTATGTTAGTGGAACTCAGAATTTAGATAAACTAAAAACTTTAGTAGATGTTGTTTATGATGATCACCCTTTAGCAAAGTCGGATACTTATATCTATGATGCTTTTATAGATTATATAAGTAATGGGAACCTGTTGGATTCTAGAGAATCCACTGGACAGTTTAGCAAGTTTATGAAGGCAGCTTCCTATTCCTTCTTTGATACGAATAGCGATGTCCAGTTACTATCGTATCTTTATAGTATAGAGGACTGCCCTGCACATCTTTTAAAGTATTTGGCAGAGTTAATAGGCTGGGAATTAAGAGGTACTAATCCTGAGTCTTGGAGAAGACAGCTTATGTTTGCAATGAAGCTGTATAAACAAAAGGGGACTAAGGAAGGTCTTTATAATGCCCTGACTACCGTGCTTCCTGGAACCTCAATAGAGACTTCTAGTATCAGTGAGTTTTATGAGTCCTATGTTCCTTTTTTAATTTATTATCTACTTAAAACGGATACTTCTTTATTTAGCTCGTTCACATCTTGGTCTCCTACTAAAGCTTCTGAATATTGTGGTAAGGAGTATAGTTACGTTGATATGGATTACAACATTAGAGTTGTAATAGACCATATGCTATTAAAAGCTGTGAAAGCTTTCCCAGAGTTATTTTATGTTAAAAACTTTAAGTTTGATTTAGAAGATCCTGATTTTGTTTTTGAGTATAGAGATAGAGCTTTTAATATACCTCCTTGGGAGGAGGTTAAGTTTTATAGAGATGTAGACCTCACTGAGGATTTAATAACTTTCTTTAAGAATGAGCTTATATGCTTAGGTGTTAATAGGCGTAATGCGGATCTTTTTTATGATTACGTTTTTGATAACACGGTAGATAAGGAAGTAGAATCTAAATTCTACAATAACTCTTTCCTGTTCTTCACAAGTGGTTTAAATAGAGCGCCTAATGAAGACTCCATATTAAGAAGTAAAGAGTTTACTAAATATGATTACTTATCGTTGTGGAATGGTAAGTCTTCTCATTTCGATGTAACCGTATCTAGCGCCTCCTTTGATTCTCAGTTCTTCAATACTGATCTATTTACCAAGCAGGATTTTTTCCAATCCTTATCTATTGTGGAGGAGTTCTCTCCCGCTAAATCTATACCAAGAACACATGTAGACTTAAGTGCTATAGATACTATAAATAGGATAGCTTATAAATGTCCAAGTGTTAGATACGCTATACAAGACCATATATTATCTGGGGTACAGGCAGGAGCTACTTCGTCTGGGGTGAATATTAGAAGCGTCTCTGGTGCTGTAGGAGGGGACTTCCCAACACTCCCAAACTCTTCTAGGTCTAGAAATAACCACGACGGTCTACCAGTCTTTAGTAGAGATTTTATAGATAGCTCTTATGACCCTGTACAGTTAGACGGATCTTCGGTAAGCGCCCTACCTTTAACGGATCTTTCTAGAAGTAATATAAGAAGAAGAGATTATTCTAAGACTTTAAAAAAGTCGGGTTGGTATTCTAGAACGGGCTATAACATGCCTTCTTACTATAACTTGAGTGATGAAGGAAGTGATTCTGTAGAATTCTACCCCTTAGGTTTTGTTAACAGTCAGTACAAATATCACCCTGTAATTAACTATTTAAACTTATATGAAACTAGCTCATGGCCTTGGAATAGTAGCGTATGGACTAACTGCTGGACTAGGGATTCTGATTATAGTTTATGTTCGGTTCACGTTTCTTCAACATTCCCAGTAAGAGGTTCTGAGGCTATTACAGCTAACAACTGTAATCCTTACGTAGCCAGAGATAGAACCCCTGAATTTGTTAAGTTTTTATACAAGTTAAGGGAGAGGAAGTTCCAAGAAGAAGCAAAAGCTATTTACGCTACTAATCATATACTAATTGATACTTCTTCCTACCTGGACCCTATAGCCTCTATTGCGAGTAAACTTTCTAATGATTCTGATTTCGATTTGGGAGATATTTACTCTTCTGTATTAGGAGCTAGAATATTTAGTAGAGGGTCTTTAGATGGTGTTCATAAAACCTTTAAGGATTATATCTCTTATTTCTCGGAGACGGGTATAGGAAATTATTTAGTAGATGATTATTTAGATGGTGGCCCTAATATATTATCTCATACTTATGGCCCTACAGTCTACAATGGGTATTTACGTCTTACAGGGTCGGCATTAGATATTAGCTCTTCTTTGGTTGAAAAGTCGGCGCAATCCGATTCTTATTTTAATATCTCATCTTTTTCTACAGGAACTACTATATTTAACATATCAGCCACCACCGTTGATGATATGTATGTTGAATTTCCTGAAGTTAGAAATCCTTATATTTTATCAGGAGTAGAATTGGTAGATACATCGGGCGGCTCGTCACAATTTTCTATTTATAACTTGGACACCTCTAATGCTTCCGTTTATAGAGATAATTATAATATAGAAAATCCTTTAGTCGTTCTAAACGCTGAAAGCCCATTCCCTCGTTTAAGATTTAATATAAAAGAGTATGGGGAATATACCAACCTTCTTATACCTGAAAGAGATTTTAAGTTTACAATAAACGGTAATTTCGGAAGATTAAATAGTTTAGAGCTAGGGAATGGTGCTTTCGGGGTATGGATACATACGGGAGTAGAGACCGATTACAATGGTAATAAAGTCTTCTGGAACTTTATGCCTGATGGTACTTGGAAAATGGTAGACGCTAATATACTTCAACAAAAGGGTGGAGTTAATTACGTTAAGTCTAAATTATCTCATGCTTTAGACTATACTGGAGAGACTCTTTACGCAGACGCCAACACTAAATGTTTTGAGTCATCCTCTACTAATACTGTTATAGGGCTTATACAAAAGAAAGATCTTATTTCTAGAGACTTTTACTTTAATACACAAAATCAACCAATAAAGGTTCCTTATACCTATTTTAAGAAAGAAGCTCAAGTTCACAGAGATGGGCAAGATTACATAATAGAGGTTTTCCCTTATGATAATGCATTCTCAGACACCTTTGCAATTATAGATTATATATCTATTCAAGATTTAAAGTTAGCTAATAGAGCAAGAACTAAGTTTGAGGTAACTTATCCTGATTATACGGCATATAATTATACATTGAAGTCTTATAAATTCTATAACAGTAGCGGTGTTGAGATACCGTCTGGGGTGGATATCTCTTTAGACTCTTCAGGTAACATGACAACTTCAAGTGGGGATAAAGTTACTTGCCATATATCTGATAATGTAGGGAAGTTTAATGTTCCTGAAGATACCTACTCTCCTGGGTCATTATATGCTCAAGTTAGTACTGTTAATTTAGAAAGTTGGGTAAATGATTCTCAAGGTAAGGGTATTAATTTAGGTCAGAACGATTATAATGGAATAATTCAGCTTGGAGCATCTGGTAACATTATTCCTGAAGCTATAACTATATTAGGGAAGAGAAAGGGATCTTATATAAATAAATCCGAAATTGTATATGTTAATTTAGATCCTGATGATCTTCTATTAATTTTAAGAGAGTTTAAGAGATTGCAAGAAGGGGATTCTTCTAGGGATAAAACTATTACTGCAAGCCAATACGGACCCGAAGGAGGCAGTAGAATAAACTATAAAATTGCTCCTATGTGGGTTCTGAGTGGAGCAGGTGCGGTTCTGGGGGATTCCAAACTTACCTTTGAGAGGGCGGCTGGGCAGTATACACAAATAAACTTGGAGAACTGATGAAGGGTGTAGTAGAAATATACGGAACTAGAGACGATGGAAGTAGAGATCTCCTCTATCAGGGTGAAAATATGACCACTGTTGGTTTCTCTGAGAATATAGTAGATATGCTTACCACCCCCTCCTCAATATCCTTAGGAGGTGATGGGACAACCAACGCTTTATCAGGCTATTTAAGTGCTGTTAACTATAAAGTTCAAGCTTTTTCTGTCTCTAAACAGGAAGATCAGTTTTCAAAAAACCTTCACGCCTACTCTACCTATAATTTCTTACACGATACCAACCTCGCAGGGTTAAGCCTGGGGAGCATGAGTGGGGCCTTGAGTGGGGGGGCCTCTTGGATCGCCTCTGGGGTAACCTCAGGGGACGTAGTGCTTGGTCCGATACCAGGAGTCAGCGGCTTAACAATAAGTGGAGACTCCTCCTCGTCTTGGTTTGGGCAGGAGATTCGGTACGACAATACTTCTAATAACTTTAGTGGAGGCCACTTTAGCGGTACTGATTTTGTGTTTTCAGTAGATCTTAAATTTAATAGAAGCAATCCCCCTATACAAGTATCTTCAGACTCTTTAGGTAATTATGTAGGATATTCTCAGTTATCTTTAAGTTGCAACGATGCAATGCATAGGATGAGTATTAAGTGGGATAATAGTGGAAATGCTACTTTAGATCCTAGTACTGCATCGTGGGAGTCTACTGGGGTTGTATCAGGTGTAGATGGTTCAGGTGGTATAAAGTATTTAGGTGGAGGCTGGAATAGAGTTTTTGTACATGGCGCTTTTTTGAAAGATATAGAGGCTGCCAAGTCTACTGCGGCCACTGTTGTGCAAATATTCCCAGCGGTAGGAGCAGGGGCAGATGCCTTAGTTGATACTACTAACTTCACCACTACAGGATCTGGAGGGGTAGGTTCTATACAATTAGCTAGACCTCAATTGGAGCTAGGTATTCATCCTACTAATTATGTAGAAAACTCTGGGCTTCTAGTTCGGGATAATCAATTAAGGTTTTCGTTATTAAACTCAACAAACCCTTACGGTCGAGATAATACCGATAATTACCCAAAGGTAGCTATTAATTACTACGTTCTTAGTGATTCTGGTGGACCTACTTTAAGTGGTATGTATGATAAGACTTTTGACAAGGGAGTATCTGCTTACTTACCTCCATTAACGCCCCCTACACCCCCTGCTCATCCAGACGATAGGGAGCTAACTCCTGGTGTAATAACCCCAGTCGAAAGCGCGTTTGGCGTTAGGATAAATCAAGGTCATAACCCAGCCTGCGGACACCTGTGGGATCAGATATATGTTAGTTCTTACGATAATTCATGGACTTACACCACAGATTATAAGCCCTTCTTTGGAAGACATTTATTATATTTAGGAACTTATGTTAATAGTTCTATGTTTTCAACTCTTATACGTACCTCAGGCCCTTATAAGAGTTTAGAGCTTGGAACCTCTGCCCTGTACCCTTCAGGGCTGAGTAGTACCGATCAGATGCATGGTAAACATAGTATTAATGGATCTATGTATGTTCATTATATAAGTGGTACTGATGCCGTAGGGTACGAAACCCCAGTATCTTCAACAATAATAGGTTCTAGAAGCTTCTTAACTACAGCTTCCCCAGAATGCGCTCCCGATATGTATGGCTATATAGGGGTAGCTTCTTCTATTAGACCTGTTGATGGCCCAGCGGGTCTTTCTGCAATTGCGTATAGCGATAATGGAGCCCAGTTCCCTTATCAAGGAACCTATAGACCTGGAATGTCAACTTCAGCGGCACCAGATTTCTCATCTACTGGTGAGATTACTTACCATCTTAGGACTATAGATTCCTCTGGGGGTTACAGTCTAGCGTCCTCTAATTTTATTCCATCAGCTACCTATACTTCTGATAAAGCTCTGTGGAACTTGTTTGGGGGAGTAACTGTTGTGGGCCTTTGGGGGTATGATCTAAAGAAGATAAGAGAGGATAATATTTATAGGATGGGAGGGTCTGATTTAAGTGCTTACCCACCAATCCCACATACTATTGATATAGCCCAACTTACTACGGGGGTCACCTCTAGAATCGAACAAACTAATCAAGGAAGTCCTTTTAATAGGTATAAGTTGTATAACAAGAAGGTTCTCACAGATAATATAGCTAAAAACGAAGGATTCCAAGGCGATGCAGTGGGTACTACATCTGCTGGTATTTTCACAAACTATAGAAACTTAGATTTATATTGGAAGGTGAAGTTCTTATGATAGGTAAGTTTAAACTTAAGAAGGTTAATAACTTCACTGGAAAAGAAGAGGTAGTATTTTCGGAAGAGAATCAGCTTACTGAAGGTATCAGGCACTCTATGGTAAACGTGCTAACGGGTACTGGTTCTAAGAATTCGGATGATTTCTCTTTTAAATACTTCCAACTAGGAGATCAAAAGTACGACTTATCTACTTTTGATATATCTGCTGATGTAACCTCTTCGGCATTTTCTTCTTATTTTTGGACTCTTAAAAGTCCTTTAACTAAGGCCGATTATGGTAAGAATTCTAGATCTTACTTAACACAAAAACCTTCTTATATCTTAGGATCTGTATTACCGTCGGGTTTAGGTAATACTAAGGTTATAGATAACTTTGTACAACCTCCAGATGTAAGAACTGTTTTAAATGAGTACTCTAATACGATAGCTCCCCAGGTAGATGGGGATGATTTGAGTGATAATTACTATAACTCTCACCTTTCTAGTGTATGGTCCTGTGGATGTGCTAATGATTTTATGAGTCAGCCTGAACACTTCGGATGGAACCCTCTTCCTGGTGTTCAGGATTTAACTATGTCGGGTCCTGATTTTAAAACTCCTACTTGGAAGTACTCTTACTCCACCAGGGATGATTTCTTACTACCTGACGGGAGTGTAGCTATAGACTCTATATGCGTAAGAAGTAATCATAGTTACATTTATAAAGGTCCAGTAGCTGATCATGTCCAGAATGAGCCTATGAATTATTGGGCAAAGCTGAGAACAAATCAAACGATTTCTGCATACTTCGCTGGAACGCACTACGTATCTTCCGTTGGAACTAACCCTTGGCCTCATGCAGACACATCTGCTGTTTCGGGGACTAACCTTACTGGAAGGTTAAGTATTTATAATAGATCGGCTGGAGCTTTAATAGGGGGTGAGGCTGGTCAAAATAGCATTGATTTCTTATATAGATATAATTACGATACAGGACATGGAGCTAGTGCATGGCCTCAAACATACACTCCTTGCGCTATTTCAGTTTCTAGTGGGTGGCAATCTCAAGAAAATAAAGATGGAGATGCTTTAACTCAATTCAGTTCCGTATACGGTTTAACTTCTGAGTCGGACTATGGCGTTGTGTCTGCAAACATTCATAACCGTTATGGGGCGTTATATACTTATAGTGATCATTTAAATAATTACTCTTCTATGAATGGGGCAGGAGCCACATACATAAATACAGCGGATGCGGGATTCGGACCTAGCGGTAACTTTTATAGAGTATCTTTAACATGGGGCGCTGCACCCAGTAAGATGGTTAATTATTATAAAAGGGATAGCTCAGGGACTGTGTATGACGGTAATGTTTTGGTAGAAATGATGAGGCCCTGTGTATCTGCTTTGTCGGGGATACATCATGGGGCTAGTTCTATAGGAGGGTCTGGGCATATTTACCCAGGGTCTGACCCTAGGCAGGAAGGACATATAAGCTTTGTTCAATGGGATTGGGATACTTCAGCTACTCCCGTACAGAATGTGCATGGGGAGCAGTCGTATTATCTGACAAGCTCTCAAGAGTTTGTAGTTATTCCTGATGAAAATACAACTAGATTAAATTCTAATACTACTAATGTTAGATTAGAAGTAGATGAAGGTTTAGCTAATTCTAAAACTTTAAGAGAGGTGGGTTTGTATATTAAAAATCCAGGAGGTTTCGGTGTCGATACCCCATTCTTAGGGGCATATAAGAGATTTCCTTGTGATATTAATAAAACTGATCAATTTTCTTACATTATAGATTGGGAATTTTCTTTCCAAGATAACTCTGTGGAACATTCACAGCAAACTGATCCTGTTGATGAATGTAATTCTTCTAACTCCAATTAGTAAAGATGGTATAATTATACTAGAGGTATAAATAATATAATGAGCAACAAGCAATACATGAATCCTACTGGTCATTTACAAATCTTCAAAGTCTATGAAGATGGTGAGGAAGAGTTATATTTTGAGGACGCCAATATAATTACGTCTGGGATGGGTGTAGGGTTTTCTCATTTATTTGCAGGAAGTGGCTCTGATAATATTATTGATTATCAGATTAGAAACTTTTTAGTAGGTTCTGGAGGTACGGATGCTACTGATTACGGGGTTTCTACTTATAAGCTAAAGGCTGGGGTTAGCGGTGAAGCTGATTGGGGGCCCGACACTTCTTTAATTACTGAATTTCTTTTCCCTATAGAAAATGGTGTCGTGATGGCTACGGAGATTCCACTTGCAAGAATAAGATTCAGTAATATACAAAAAGTAACAAATACTTCAGTAAGATATACTTTAGTATTAGACAGAGGTACTTTAAATGGGTCATATATAAATGAGGTAGGCTTGTTTATGAGAAATCCTAGAGGCAATACAGCTATTAATCCCATCCTAGTAGCATATAGACTTTTTACAGAAATAACAAAGACTAGTGATTTTAGTCTCATCTTTCGCTGGACATTACAATTCTAATGGCATTTAATTCAGACGATCTCTACACAGTTTCTGGCGGGGCCAATATATTTAACTATTGGAACCCTTTTGTAACCAAGCACGACTCCTCCTCCTTCTACAACTGGGAGCAAGACAACCTTCCTCTGTATGATGTAGAGGAAAGGACGTATTATTTATGGGAGAAGTTTGGGTATCCCTTGTCTGGGGTGCCCTCAATGGCTCTCCTAGTATCGTCTACAATCCCTACAGATACGGCTGCAAGTGCTAATATTTTTACCTCCGTATCAGCGGCTATAGAATCTCTGCCCGAAATAATTAGAATGCCTACCCTTATTGAGGTTGCTGTTAGTGGTCACATAGGTTCAATTGAGCTTAATAATATTAAATGTGAGGATGATGGGGCTTTAGAGATTATTAATAGAGGTTTTGCTCCTTTAACTCAGTGGCCTGAAATATCGGGAACTATATCTGATAATCAAACTTTCTATTTAGATGATGATATGGATGCTAAAAGGTTTATACCTAGCCAAGTGTCAGGTCATGGGATTGTAAGTTATATTAATGATTCTAGTGCGGTTGCGTTTTCTTCTACGACAGCAGGGTTGTGGGATTTTACGGTCTCTGAAAAAACATTCTACAGGGTGTTAGCAATGCCTGTGTCTCAAACATCCTCTCTAACCGCTCGACCATCCAAGCCTTCTTATTCCTATCCTGGCGTTTCTAACTTTACTAATAGTATTACCAAGTCTGGAAATACTTTAAATATGTCTCCTATCTGCACCGCTAGTTTCCCTGGAATTAAAGGGCCTGTAGATGGCACTATAGATCTTTTAGATGTATCTACTTTTAATGATCTAAGTTCAGCCTACGTAGTTAGGCCACAGCCTGTGGATCACAACCAGATGCTTAATGGCGTTATTACTGCCAATAGGGTTTCTAAGATTAAGTTACAGAATTGTGATGGTCCTATCTATGTTCGAGGCTTCATCGTAGACGGTTATGATGACGTTGCTACTGCCTATGAGACCTCTGTGGGTATTGGGGTTTATAACTCTACTGATGTCTCTATCGAAGACTGCGGAGCTATGAGGTGTACGCAGGCGGGATATGAGGTAGATAACTCTAAAGTAAAACTAAGAAGAAGGAACGTGGCTTCTAGAAACTATGATACTTCTTTAAGAGCTACTTCAGGTTATGAGTCTTATGGATTTAAAATATCTAACAGTGAGGTTGAGTATAAAGTAGATAACAAGTATTCCGTTGGAATGGCTGCTCTTTTAGCGTCTCATTTCCACACTTACGGAATATATTTAAATAACTCCAAGTTTTTTGGCGGTGATATATCCCCTGAGTTGGTAGACGCCGTAACTCATTCTACTCTTAGAACTGTAAGTCCCTTAGAGGTTGGTTATAATAATTATGGTATATATTCTGACTCTTCTAAGTACGATATTAAAGGTCTAACAGATGTTTATAACAATGAAACTAATATAAAAGCTAATTCCTCTGAGTTCCGTACAGGATCTTATCTGGTAGATAATGCTAACCAAAACGGGGTAGACTTTAGTAACTCTAGATTTATTATAAACACTGATTTTAATAAGTACCTTAGAAATACGGGTCAAGACGTATGGGGAACCGCTGCTAACGATAGGTTTAGAAAGTTCGGTTATGGTACTATGTCTGAAAACGCTAGACATATGCTCCTTAATAATGGGTCGTACTACGGACCTGACTATCCTGTTGAATTATCTGCTTTTGATAATGATGTATTCTATACTGGAACTAGCGCCTTGGCTGACAATTATAACAGAGTTGTATTTGCGGAAGGTTGGGGTATGAATGGCCTTAGTGGAAATGCAGCTTTGATGCCTTCCATAGTTCTTAATAACTCTAGGGCAGAAATGATAGGTGCTTATATACAGCAGCCATCTAATGGGGCACATACTAAAGGCGCGGCTATAAATGTTAACAACAACTCTGTTTGCAAGTTTATAGGATATTCGGCTGATTATGGAGTTACTCTTATAAAAGGTATAGGGTCTATAGCAGCGCAGTCGAAAGTTGCGGCTGTCGTAGCTGATAATAATTCTGAAATTTACTTTACAGGCCCTACTGCTATTCTACAGTACGGCATAGGTCTTCTTGCTGATAATAACTCTGTTATAAAGGCTTGCCCAGTATTATCTGAAGATAATACTAGTTATGATACATCAAATGCTTGGGGGGCCTATATGGGCGCTGTTAGCCCTGTTATGGAGATTCATGCTACCAGGGCGTGTGCCGTAGCTAACAACGGTTCCGAGTTAAGGTTTGAGGATTTGGGGGACTATAGAAATTTCTGGCCGATAACTGAGACTTCTTCTGCGGATTATACACCCTTAGGGACCGTAAGTTCGCTGCCTGGTTCTTCTATAATCACTTATGGAGCTTTACAATTCTACCCCAACCCTCCTCTGGGAGATATAGGGCGAGGTACTTTGGATGGCGCTAGTAATTTTAGAACCCCTACTGCTGGGGGCGCTTTCGCTCCTGCCTACGATAACTCCTTGAGTTGCCTCAGATTACTATATGACAACTCGTATGCAACTGGAACTATGGGCGATGAGGTTAAAGCTAGTGCCAGTAGAGGAGGTGTGTGTGTTATATCTACGGGTGATAGTGAGGTATTCTTAAGAAATGTTCACTTCCCCTGTGGGCAAGTTAACGGTGATCAATCGTTCTATGATCCCTCTGCTAGTACTGCTGGCTGTAATGATTTGTTTATGTGGAATGTTCAAGACACTTCTAGATTAAATGCTTCTTATAGTACTGTTAGTGGCCTCTACCCTTCCTTGGCTGGATACAGTGGACCTAAAGCGGTTTTCGAAACAGGTACAGGTGTGGCTGCTTTTGGTGCATGGTCAGGAACACCCGACACTACTGTAGTGTCTGTATTAGACCACTTCGGGAGCGGTGTTAATTTAAGTGCTACTACTTACCTCAGTGGCTTAGTCATGAGTGCTATACAGTCGGCCCGTGACAAGGATAGTGCTGCTGGTGTAGGTAGTATGACTACTTCCGCCTACGGGCCAAGCAGTTACGAAAATAGAGGACCCTTCAGATTATTCTTCCCTGTTAAACCTGAAGCTAGATTTTTATGTTATTTAAGTGCTGCTTCAGCTACAGCAGCAGTTCCAGACACCAGACCTTATCAGCACTTATCTCAAGGGTATGCTTTATCTGGCGCATGTTCGGCACTCGTACATTTGAGTAGTACATGGAATAATTTAATAACCCCGATAAACGATGAGCTTGATAGGGTTGAAGCACCAAAACTTACTACGAGTGGTTATTATTTCCCAGACTCTATAAAGGCAAAAGGGCATTTTTACGAATTTAGTGGTACAAATTACGGCTATGCGACTAATGAGATTACTACTGTTGGAATGCTTCCTGACTTTAATCCTGCTCAAGTAATATTGGATGAGTCTTTTGCTAACACTTTTAATAATGCTAAACATTGTAGTACTAATTTTAGTGGACGTAAGCAGCTAGTTACCATATACAAACCTCTTACTACTTCCGCAGGAGAAGGTTATATAGGAACGGAAGGGTCCACAGCCTTTGGCTTTACAGGGCACGGCTTACGTTCGGTTAATATATTTGATTTTGAAAGGGAAATCTAATGGCAAGTGATGATTTTTACGCTGATGGTCAAGGTGGGGGCGAGGTAAGTTTTAGACAAAGCTCTCATCAATTTACAGAACCTATAAGATTATTTAAATCCAATGATCCTTACTATTGGGAAGTGGATAATGTACCTCTTCAACAATTGCAGGAGAATGTATTATGGCTTAAAGATCAAATAGCGGGAGATCCCTCCTTGGATGGTGTGGACAGGTCTGAGATTCTTGAATTAAAGCCTGATGCTCCTGGAGATAGTAGATTAGTTACGGTACGTCCTGGTAGGTTTAGTGGACGAGTTAATGATGCTTATGGTACTGGAATATCCACTTTAGCTCTTAAGGGTATTGCGAGCGTTTCTGGCATTACTTATGATCAGGTACAGATAACTACTCCTGATGATACTATTAAATCTTTAGCAGGGGCAATAACTACTAAGATTTTAGCGGATAACGGTTTGTACGACTTAGTACAACACAACGTAACGGCTCCAGCGGGTTACCCTAATACAAGCTGGGTTAGCGAGTATACTGCTTTTATTCAAAATAGACAAGACGCTGATGGTACTATATATGATTTACAGAAAAACAAGTTGGCTTTATGGAAGCAGGCTACTACTGTACAAAACTACGGTGGAGATCCAGCCAGTGAGGTAGATCTTCAGCAACTTGCCGTAGAGTTTACCAGAGTATATGGTGCCCCGTTTAGAACTGCAATAGTAGATGTCCCTTCTGAATTATCAATAAACATACCTGCTTTTGATGATTCTGATTATACTAATCAAACTACTTATGTACCTTCTGTTCGTGTAGATTTATTATTTGTATATACTAAGCCTATAGATGCTCAATCTACGACTATTCTACAGCCTAATGGACTTGCTGGTACTACTCTAAACTCACCTCAACTAGGTTTAGTTAAGGGGGCTGGAGTAATAGCTCTGAATGTTAAGCCTGATGGAAGTGTGTGGTCCGATGAAACTCTAGACGAAGAATTCTTTGATGATAATGATTATCAGGATTATAAAGAGGAGGCTAATTTACGGTTCCAACCTTCTGGGAATTTTGATTCTTTAGGTAATAGGCAAACCACTTCCGTTATATCTGATTTAAGTCAGAACACTATAGGGGTTGCTAATACTTTTGGAAATTTCCCAAGCCCTGACGATTTAATGAATGCTGCTCCTTATATTACGGCTGGAGTATCCAAGAGTAGTCTTAAAATGATAGGCCAGTCTATACTTCCTATAGCCTATATATTCACCAAAAAAGGCAAAGCTGTCATAGAAAGATCTGATATTTTTGATATAAGACCATTCTTCCGTACAGCAGAGCTTACATATAATGAACGTGCTGGTTTAGCTGCTGCTAACCCACCTACTTCTTTAGCTAACCCCGTAGTTAGTAAGTATGAACTTGCTGACACTACTCAAAAACTGAGAACCCATGTAATTGAGTCCATACCTCCTCCTCCAGAGTACCCTCGACCAGTAGGTTCGGGTTATGTATTTGGAGGTATCTTTTTTGGACCCGAGGGGGTTCTAGCTAGAGCAAGTCTATCTAATCCATCAAACCCTACTGGCCTAAAAAGCATCTCTGATAACAAAACCGCTGCACAGCAGGAAATTACCCAATGGCTTAAAGATACTGGTCAGATACCTCCTATGGATAATTACCTTGTTCCCATCTATCCCGATTGGGAAGTAGCTCCTTGGGCCGCACCAAAAGGAAATGCTGGTCTCTATAGAAATGATTACTTTAATTTCTGGTATACCGAGTCAGATAGAGATAATTATGTCTATAGTAAAGATAGTGACTATATTAAAAATTGGGGAACTGTAAATAAAAATATGTGGTCTAATGATGGTAGAACTGGAAACATGAGTTTCTATGTTAAGAGGCGTGTTGATTTAGATATGACTAAGGTAGCGGACTGGATGGAGCCAGGGAATTACCACGTTCGTTTGAGTCTTGTTAACTGCGCTCTAGGGTCCTCAGAGGGTAAGTTTATTAATGTTTCTAGAGAACACGAAGATCAGTCGATATGGGAACAATATACAGGTCTTTATGTAGAAAAATATGAAGACCATTTTAATATAATTTGTACTTGGGTTGTAGGTGATCCTTTTAGTGGAACATCTAATAACGGACCTAATGGGGCTTCTAATGGTAAAACTGGGGGTTCCCCTGAAGCCAGGAGAACGAGCGAAAGATGGTCTTCTATATCTGTGACAAGTGAAGATACTATACTCGGTCAAACAGGCTCTAAAACCGCTTCCTGGGATAACCTAACTCAAGATAATATGGCTAGAAATGGAATGTGTACTTACCCTACTGTTCATTTTGAAATAATAGGATACCCTTCCACCTATGCAGAAGGTATAAAAACTGACTGGAGTGCTTCTGGTGGTGGGTCTTACGTAACCTTAACTGATACTTAAAAGCAGTGTTTTTAGATGGCGAATTACATCACATGCTGGCTGCGCGATCCTGGAGAGCTTCCGAGCGATAGTGGCCCCCCTGGAGGAGGGGGGTCTGGGGGAGGTCCACCTGATGATGATGACGGGGACTCCTGTGATGGGCAACTACTTTATTTTTGCTGTGGGGATCCTAAGTTAAACTGGGATACAGTTGATGATTGTATCCCTACAGAGTTCGATAAGGATGCACTCACTGTAGGATGCACTCAAGAGCCTCCTGATATTTATCAAGGATGTTATTACGCAGAGAATGACGGTAAAACTAGATGCGAAAATGAGTGTAAGCCTCCTTATTCAACCTGTATAGGTGTTACTTGTGATGAGTCTTCTAAAGAGTGTGGAGACGCTCCAATAGCTACAGATAAAGAGTTATACGATGCTAATGCTTGTGGGCAAGGGGTTGAGCCTGGTTGTGATTTAACTTACCCTTGTACTTATGGACCCACCACTTATTATGAGACTGTAGATGCGTGTGAGGTTGCTGATAATGAGTGTGAGGAGCCCCCAGGCTGCAATGCTTGGAAGTGTAAAGAGCCTGGGTGCGGTCCAAATGGTGGTGAGTGCGAAGCGGTTACTTTAAGTGAGGCCCAGATGGATCAGTGCGCCTGGATGGTGGATCCTAATGATCCTAATATGGGCTGTTACGGGACCGATATGGGTTCTACTGGAGAGACTTGTAAGGTAGACAATGAGACTGTTTGGGAATATGCAGGGAAGCAAGATTGTGAGCAATCAGATGAGTGTACTTTAGATCTTTCTTGTACTAAGTGGACCTGTAATGTAGAGGGTACGGATTCAGGAACTTGTACGTCCTCCATAGTAACTGAAGATTGCGAAGGTGATGGAAGTGATTGTGGGGCTGGAGTTTATAATGGACCTGATGGCTATGGAACTGAAGATGAATGTAAGCAAGACCCTTTATGTAATCCGTGCCCTCCTGGGTGGTATTGTGATAAATCCAGCGGAGGTGATGGTACAGGCACTTGCCTGGAAGGAGATGAGGAATCTTGCCCTGGTACATATACCAGCGATGGGTGTACTTATAGCGATGGGTGCTTTCCTGATGAACCTGAATGTGAAAAGTCTGGTTGTGAGTGTAAACCCTTTGTAGGGTGTGGGTTGGCATTAAAGAATGGAAATACTGATTGCGTAACTTGTGATCCTATCAGATATGATAAAGATAACGATAAATGTATCTACCAAGAAGATGACGATCCTACTGAGTATTGGATAGGTGAGGATGGAAAAGGTATAACCAAACAAGCATTCTTTGAAGGCCCTTATGATACGTGGAGATTTGATAAAGATACCGCTGGTGGGAGTAGTAAATGTGAGGAATGGTGTAAGGTAGGTAATGATACTTGTTGGGCGTGTGAAGACTCTACATGTTGGGAATGTGTAGAAAAAACAATGGAAGGACAGCGAACCGCTACAGCTAAAATATGCGAGGAGGTTCCTTCTGAGGGGGACGAATGCGTTCCTAAGGAGACTGGAGGCATTACTGATGGAAAAGATTGTATACTTCTTCAAAAAGCTGATGGAGATTTAAGATGTATTGGATTGGATGGGGCGTGTAAGACTAAAATTCAGTGCGAGACTGATGGACTTTGTGTAGGGGCTAGTTGCCCAGAGTATGATGAAAAAGCTGACTGCGAATCTTTATGCTCTTTTGAGGATTTTAATCCTCCCGCTGGGTTTAATTTAGGAGGTTCTCTGGGATTCTTTAGAATTTATGGAAGCAATTTAAATAATCCTGTTTACCAAAAAGATATTAATAATACTAGACTAAGAAATAACTCAAAGTTTTTAGGAGTTAGTAGAGGGTCTTTACGTCCTGATATCTTTAAGGAAACGATCCACATAGGAATTAAGGCGTGTGTAGATATTATAAGTAAAACAATTCCATTTAGCGATAAGCCTTTTACGGATTTAAGCAACAGGAATATAGAAAAGAGCCTACAAGATGATTTTTTACTTAAGTTAAATACCGCAATACTAGCTAACGGAAAGCCTTTAAAGAGTTTAATAATACCTTCTTTAAGGAATCTTATTATATCAGGTAGATTGGATGAGTTTAGTAAAGAAGATGTAGTGAGTATAGCTGATCACATTATACACTTACAAGGTAATGATGAGTATTCCGATACTAGAAGCTTATTTAATTTACGTGATGTAAATCAGATATCTAGCGAGGCTAAAGCTATAGAGCTAGTTACAAAACATGTATGGCCTTTAGTTAGTACGTCCTACGATGATAGAACTGCTGAAAGGATGAAGTATTGGAAGACTTTAGCTCCAGACCTTAATAAGCATCTCACCGTAAGAACCTCCGATGGTACGACCCTCCCCCTTTATTATAATATTAATGATGAAGTAGTCATAGACGGTAGCGGCATAATGACCTTAAGCCCTGGAGATTTACAGAGGTATACCAAGTCTGATGGGAGTATAGGTGAGATAAGTATTCAAAGCCTGATAGATAGAGCGGGTATATTAAATATTGAAACACTTCAGCGTGTCATGGCTATATTGGGTACTACTTATGATTTTAAAATGACCGTAACTACAGACGCTTCTGCAAGAATAGATGAGCGTTATGGAGTTACTAAAGAAAGAAAGAATTTCTACATGCTGACTTTACAGACTAGTAGCATAGAAGATCTTCCTAGAGATAATTCATTTGTCGCTAAGACTAAAGCCACTTATACTTATGAAACTAGTGGGCCTGTTAGAAATCAACATGTGGCTGCCGCACCGTATCCTTATTTAGAGTTATATGTAGATGCACAAGATCCTATCTTTAATTATATAACTAATGATGGTGTGGTAGAGGTAGAGTCTAAAGATTTTGTTTTCGATATATTTAATGATTTTAGCGCCCTTCCCGTAATCCCCAGAAGAGGACCAGTTCCGACTATCGTTTTATATCCTTCGGATAAAACTTCCAATGTGGTAGCTCATAAAATATCAAGATATAAGAGTTATGGAGTAAGAGAACTAGATTTCATCATTAATCCTAATCCAGGGGTTTCTGATATATGGCAGCCAGTTTATTTAAAGGAATCATTGGCGTACCCTGATAAGGGTATTAGTCAGACGAGAGGAACCACTCAAGATATAACCTTCTCAGTAAATACCGATGCTATAAATAATCAAGATTTATACGTAAGTGGTGGTCCTGTATTACCTAGATTAAAGTTTGGGGTTAGGTACGCTTATTCTGTAGGTAAAGAACTCGTAGACGATTATCAGGTTCCAGCAGACAAGATCGTAAGTTGGTATGAGGTATACGAAAGAATGCCTATACCAATGATGAAGTTTATGCATAAAGAATGTTTAGATTTTAAAAACTTTGAATCTCTTTTCGCTATAGGGAAGCCTTCATCCGACGATTCCGTAAATGCTATGTACCCTAAGTTACGAGAAGTTAGATCTCAGAATTGGCTAGGCACTACCGCTCCTAATCCAGATCCAGTTAGGACTTATTTAGAAGTAAAACCTGACCACACACCCGTTCCAGTGGAGCCTTTAGATTAAATTGAAGGGTTCATATAAGATTATGGTGGAGGGTGAGATAATAGTATATAATAATTATAACGATATACCTGATAAGATAGACCATGTTATTAGTTTCCTTCCTCATTACCCTAAAGGACCCCATACAGAAGAGGAGCATGAAATGATTTCTAAATTTGGAGAAAAGTTACAAGATTTATTAAGGAGAGAAAATACATGCCAGCAGTAACAAGAAAAGGTGATAAAGATGTGACACATTGTAGTACACCTGTGAGGGAGGGAGCATCTCCAGATGTATATGCAAATGGAAAAAGAATTTCTAGAGAAGGTGATACTAATAGTGTTCACGAACTTCCAGGAAGCCCTTGCCCTTCCCATGCAGCGCCTATCACTCAAGGAAGCACAACTGTATTTATTAATGGGAAGGGGTGTGGTCGAGTTGGGGATGCTATAACTGGGTGTACTGAAGTTGCTGAAGGGTCTCCTGATGTATTTGCTGGCCCCTATGCTTAAGGAATAATTTAAAAAAACTAATGCTTTTATCCAGGGATTATATAAATACAAGTAGGCATTTAGCCTATTCACACTTTTTGGAGAATTAAATATGAAAGTTAATGTAACGGAAGATTTTGTAAGCGAGCTTCTTGAGTCCCGTGGTTGGGATAAGGCTGGCATTACTATTGACGAATCGAAGAAAGAGAAGAAGACTGGTGGCGGTCCTGAAGTCGAAGGTGCTAAAGAAGTAGGCAAAAGTGCTTATGATAATGAAAAAAATAGCCCTGAAGGCATTACTGAGGACGAAGAGAAGGCTCTTGCTTGCCCTCTTTGTGAGTCCGCTTTAGAAGAGGAGCTTAGTGATGAAGCCCTTGAGGAACATGCCGCCTCCATGCTTGGTGTTTTCACCGAAGCGGGACTGATCTCGGAAGACATCGAGGTTGATCAAGAGTTCATTATCGAAAACGCTAATGAGATTCTTGATATTCTTTCTGAGGCTGGTTTGATCGTTGAGGATACTAACGAAGAAGAAGAGAAGTAGTAATGAAAAAATTAGAAGAAGCAGGCATTAGTATAGGGGACTTTGCTATGTCCCTTGTTGAATCTGGTAAAATAGGTACGAAGACGCAAACCCCTGAGGTTGCTCGTCCCGCTGAATTACCAGTGTCCGAAGTTGATATATCTGACGTTAAGGTCCCTTCTTCTATGATGGATAAAGTTCTTCAAGAATCCTTCGGTGTGGATAAGGAGGTTCCTGAGAAAGTTCAGGAACCTCAACTATCTGAACAAGAGATTCTTCAGGAGAAGATTATTACTCTTAAAAGTGAGCTTGTTGAAACTATTAATAAGCTGACTAGTTTAGTTTCGGAAATGGCAACTATAGGAGCGGGTACAACTACTCAAAATATAGGGGCTAAACAGGGTGGGGAACCTAAAAGAATTACTAGATCAAGCAAATATCGTGGACGTATTAAACCTATTACATAAACTAGAAGAAAAGAAGAGTAGTAGCAGCCGTTACCCTTCTGGACGAGGTAAGTATTCCACTAAGAATAAGAGTGGAAACTTAGCTATTAAGTCTAGGGTAAAGGTTTACGATACGATTAAGGATGCTTTAAAGAAGAAAGGTCCAGGTCATATTTTTTCTACCAAAGGTTCTAGAAGGTTGTATGTTATTTCAAAACGAACTAAAGGTGGAACAGACCCCGAATCAGTAGTAAGCGGAAGGATAGCTAAGGGCTTTACCCCAGGAAGCTCTACCCCTAGTTCTGAGTGGGGCTCCGTAAAGGATCACGCAGCGCGTGTTGGTTATAAGTATACAGGCAAGAAAGCTAAGAAGCTTTCTGCCAAAGCTAGAAGAGAGGCCCGTAAGGGTAAAAAATATAAGAGAAAAACTAAGGGTTAAGACATGCAACTGTTAGAAGACGTTTTTATTGTAGAAAATTTACAAATTCTTACCGAAGGTAAGACTGGTCCTATGAGGATTAGAGGTTGTTTCCAAAGAGCGGACGAAGAGAATAACAATAAGCGCGTCTATGGTAAGCCTTTACTAGAGAGAGAAATTAACAAACTAGCGGAAGCTATTACTGAGCGCAGATTGATGGGTGAACTCGACCACCCTCAGCACGACTCAGTTAAACTTTCTAACGTCTCTCACCTTATTACAGGTCTTAGCATGAAAGGTAATGAGGTTATCGGTGAGGCTGAGATCCTTGACACTCCCTCTGGCAAGGTAGCTCAAGCTCTTATCCGTGGTGGGGTCAAGGTAGGAATCTCCTCAAGAGGTATGGGTACTGTATCTGAGGATGTTCACGGTAAGCGTCACGTAAACGAGGACTTCAGATTAATTACCTGGGATCTTGTTGCTGACCCCTCAACCAGAGGAGCTTACCCTGGTCTTACGGAGTCCACTCAAATCCAAGAGATTATTGATAAGGTATACCCAGAAGCTCAAAAGGTTAAGAATTTTACCACTCTTTTAAAAGAGAGTTTAAATGAGGGGGAGGCTAAGAGTTCTGAGGATTTACATCGTGCAGGTAAACCGCGTGAAGAGGTAGAGGCAAGAGAGAAAAGACAACAGGCTCGTTCAAGAGCTATAGAACGTAAAGCTCTACAATCAACGAGGAAAAGAGAAAGCTCTTCCACTAGCCTTGCTGATCTTGTAAGAAGTAAGTTATATGAGATAGCATCGGCCCCAACCCCATTGGCCCAAGCGCGAGCACAGCGATTGGAGATGGAGAAGAGGATGCGTAAGAAAGAAGGAATAGCAAAAACCTTTACGCCAAAGAGTAAGTCAGACGAAGATAAACCCAAAAGAGAAGACGCTTCCACTAGCCTTGCTGATCTTGTAAGAAATAGATTAGATGAATTAAAAAGATCTCATAAAAAAACTAAACAAAAAGCGGCTGCAAGAAAGGTGAGGCAGGCTCGTCGCGTTCCAGGTGTGCCCCGTGATCCTCAGTTTGATACAAGAAAGCCTAGAACACAAAAAAGAAGAGAGGCTAGGCTCTCTCAGCACATCAAATTGTCTAGGAAGAGGACTAGGGTAGAGCAGGAGAGTAGGCGCAGAGAGTATTACGCAGATCCTCAAAGTTCCCAGGCTAGTCCTACCGACCGCGAGACACCTATGAACAAATAAGATAACAAAAAATAATAAAAAACATCACCTTTTAAAGATAGAGTATAAATAACAACAGATAGGAGACTTAACATGTCAGATAAAGTAAATGATATTGCTGAACTACTGCCCGAAGGGATGAGCGAAGAGCTTATTTCTGAGATCGCAAAAGTTATGCAAGACGTTATCGCTGAAAGAATTGATGAGGAGATGGCGCTTTTAACCAACAAAGTCCACGCCTTCCTTCGTCATCAAATGGATACTGTCCAAGAAGCTGCCCTTGATGAGCTTTCTGAGTCTCATGAGATTTACAGAGACGCCCAAGCTCTTAAGGATATTAAGTCTGTTCTTGCGTTCGAGATCGAGCGTGAGGATATTCAGCACGTAGCTTCTCAAATTGATGAGAGCGTAGCTAAAGCCC